TTCTGCCTTTCCCCGGTTCCTTGAGATTGTGCCCCAAGTCCATAAACGCCCCATGTCCTGAACCTTTAAGAAACCCGCCAGCAAATGAAACAAGCCCAGCGATAACCATAACCGCGCCGACTGGATATATGACAGCCGTTGCGATTCCGAACGGCAAAGCCCAGAGCGCATTCTTATATCCCTTTTTCATATGGATTAGCCCGCCATGGATACGGCTCGCAAAAGCTAGGTAAAACGCCAATATAATCGTAGCCGTCATTCAAAATTCACGCGGAAAGCCGCCCTTCCCGTTTCGCATGGCGTTAAATCCCGCACCGCAACCCGCCTTGCATAGTAATTTGCGCGAGGCCAGTCATGTTGTGGCTGTCGGCAACGGTTGAATGTATCTCTGGAATGGAGAGCGATTTCAGGAGAGTGATAGAACTCAAGTAGCGTGTCGCGGTATATCGTTTCAATCTGCACCTTCTTTTCCGGTGGACGGGTAGCGTTGATCCATGTAACCGTGAGTTTCAATGCCCGATAATCCTGAGTAGCCACGCTAATCCTACACCAACTATGCTTATGTGAGCAATAGCCCGATGATGACGGACGGGTTTATATTGACGCTTCGGCGGATCATATTCCAGACCGTCAAAAGCGTCCGGGTTTTCATTCAAAGCGCAAACCAGATTGCCGCATTCCCTACGCAGCATGTTATGGGATTCTTTTAGTTTCCTACTTGCTTTTAACATTTCGTACAGCCTCCGTCAGCGTAGCCAGAGCAATAGCCAACTGTTTGTTAGTTTCCGAAACTTCCCTGCGCTCTTTCGCATAGAGCCATTGAATAAATAATATATATGCCGCTAATGCTACAATAGCAGTCGCCTCGAATGCAACCAAGTCATCTTTGTGGCTTGTAAACCTTTCCATATCTGGGGGGATTAGGGATTCGGGGGTCATGAGGCCATGGTCAGGAAGTCATCAACACCATCAAAGCGTACCGTGTTAAGCCCGTTAAGCCCCGCCGGGGTAGATACTGGTTTATTTCCAGAGGTTGATTGTGTCGAGTGATAGCCTGACACAGATTTATCAAGCCATGTGAAGGTTCCGGTGTCTGTAATGCTCGATGCGTCAGATGCGTCATGCCATAAAATAGCATCCACATAAAACGGTATTGTAGCGGCAGAACCCCCGCCGCTTGTGCCGCCTCGTGATCTATCTCTGGTTCTAAGCATTATGAATAGTACTCCTCAACAATTATTAAACCGCTTCCGCCATTCCCGCCCGCAAGTCCACCAGCAGCCCCGCCGTTTCCGCCGCCACCAATCGTATAGGTATAAGATGCAGAAGGATTTGCGATATAGAGCTCAAAGTATTCACCAGCACCGCCACCCGGCCCGGAACCGTTAGCACTCGCCGCCGCACCACCACCACCAGAGCCAGAGTTTCCCACCGCTGCCTGACCAGCGGAATCAAGAAGGCCGTAACCGTTGCCACCGAGAGAAGTTGCGCCGCCGTTACCACCAGCCGCGCCAGTGGCTGAACTCGTCGTCGGTTGACCGTTAGCACCCCTCATGCGGAATGTTGCCGTACCAGTGCCGCCTGAACCACCAAGACCACCCGTTTGACCTTTAGAAGCCGTAGGAACAGGCGCACCAGAACCCGGATTGGCATTCACTGAGTTAAAGCTTGTAGCCGTACCGTTAGAGCCAGCATTTGTTGACTGAGCCGATCCGCCGCCGCCGCCACCCCATGCCTTGACAAGAATAGCCGTGCATCCGTTTGGCGTGGTGTATGTAGCCGATGATCCTGAAAGGAGATATTGCTTCGTCATGGCAATCGGAACCGCCGAGGAAAGAACCATCCACTTAGCCAAGGTCGAGTCATATTGCAGCGTGATCGGCTGAGACGTGGACGAGAGGACAATCTTTTGCCCTTGAGGAGTTACGATATTCCCCGCGTTTGTGATAATCACATCACGCGCAGAGTTTGCGGTTCTGAGCTTTAAGGTCTGCCCTTCAGCTACGTTGTTAATCGTATCAAGTTCGTCACTCGCTGCCGCGCCTTCTGTATCTACAAGGTGATATGCACCAGTGGTCGAGATAACCCCGGAAGCGATTGTAAGCGTTCCGTCAGAAGGGGTTAGAATGTCTCCCGTAAAAGTGACGTTATTCGAGAATGTATTCGTGCCTGTGAAGGTGTTATTCCCTGAAAACGTATTGTTAGAAGCCGCGCCAACGGTATCCATGAGAAGAGAGAGCCATTTAGTCCCGTCACAATAAATGATGGCATCGCCAGTCAGCGCAAGTGTTGCCGCGCCGTTGATTGTTTCTGAGGCGTTCGGATCAATCGTAACCGTTGAGGATGTACTCTTGCGAACGATAAAATAAAACCCTTCACCAGCCGTTGCCACTGGCAGAAGCGACAAAGTGCCAGCCGCAGTCTGGTTAATAACAGCGTTTGCGTAAACAGACGTTACCGAGAGGTTTGTGTTGTTATCATAACTTTGCCCACCGAAGGCGCTGGAGATTTCGCCGCCTACGTTGTCAATCGTCCAGAGCGTTACATCAGCAGAGGTTTTTAGGACAAACTTATATCCGCCAGCACCAAGCCAGACGCCTAAAGGCGTTGCGTCACTTCCCGCATATCCGGTTGAGTTTAGAATAACTGGATTAGAGTGTGCGATTGCTTCTGTCGAATCTGTATAAGTGTCCTTAGGCGTGGTTGTACCAGCGTCGTACGTGTAAAGCTTGCCGCCTGTTAGGGGGTCGCCGTTGCCATCGAAGGCGCGGAATGGGCTGATTGGTGAGATGGTTGCCATTTATGGTTGCTCCTTTTGAGGGCTTAAATTTCCTAATGATTGTTGAACAGACGCGCCGGACATAATTTTTCGTCCGTATTTCTGACCAAAGTTTGTAATCATGTTTGAGTTTTCGTCTGCAATATTCTTGAGAACCGGAGCCAGCGAATCGCCAAGCTCTTTGACCGCGCCCGCTTCTGCGATTGGTTTCATGACATAGCCGAGGCCAACCCCAGCCACATTCGTTGCTTTAGCCGCAGGGGAGATAGAGTTGATGATGTTAAGAAGCGTGTAAGCCGTGTTGCTGTAGTTCTTGGAGCCGGGCTTAACTGATTTAATCAGACTTGCAGCTCTATAAGCTTCCTCAATGGCTTTTCTTTCGGCCGGATCGGTGATGACCTGATTGAAAAGAGTTTTGTTTTTAATAAACTTGTCGAGATTCGTGGCGAGTTTATCGAAACTAACCATCTTCTCGATACCACCCTCAACCGTAGAGCCAGCCTTGACCTCTGCGGAAAGGGACTTGTTGAGAATGGTTCCTAAAATGGATTGCTTAATCTGCCCTCTGAGTGCGGCTTGCTTGGCTGGTTCGTTCGCCGCAGTGCGGAGAATGTCGCGGACATAAGAGCCAGAACGCGCACCGAGTGAAGTCAAGGAATTGTAAAACTGTTCGTTTGTCAGGTCATCATTTTGCAGAACGTCCTTAACAATTTTAGACCGCTCGAATAAAACGCCTTGGGCTTTTCTTGCGCCTCTGGCTTTTTCCATTGCCCCTAGAATAGCCTCGTCACCGGACTTGATGGCTTCCCGCGGGAGTTGGGACATAGCCGTGTCGTAACGCTGCAACATTCCAGACAAGAAGGCTTTTTCTGCGGGGGTTTTAGAATTTGCAATACCTTGCGACACCCGCCCGCGCCAATCTTCCATGCGGAAGAAATTAACGGCGGATATTTTCTTCATATCAGCGAAAGCTGCTGCTTGCTGGTAAAGACGTTTAGCCCCAGCCATATCAGCCGCGCCCAAGTCCCACGGTCTACCAGCAGAGCCTTTTCTAGCCCAATCCTTGATGGCTGGCACGATACCATCACGGACATATCCTGCCGCTATCTGTAGGGGCGCATCCTGAGACATCTCCCCGACTTCGTTGTATGCTGCCGTGGTTCTAGCTTTGGCCGCTTTGTAAGATTGTTGTAATGATGTTTTGAGGGCTTCGGCGGATTGCAACGCAACGTCAGGGTTTAAATCTGTTCCCGCAACTTTACCTAAAACATCTTTAGCCGCGCCGGATTGAAGTTGGGCTGCCTCAAGTGCCATCCGTTGCGCATCGTCGCCATAAATCCCAGCTTGTGCGCCGTATTCAAGGGACTGCATTTGTGGGGATTGGGTTGCCTGCCCCTTAGTCAGGGGGATTTGACCCATAGACATAGGCGCGGGCATTTTACCAGCCAATGCGCCTTGGATTTCAGTGGTTATAGACTTTCCGGCGGGTGCTGAGATAGTGATATTTGGTTGTCTTCCGAAACCTTTATTAAAAAGTTTGGTTGCCCTCTGCGCAAGAGATACACCACCGCGAACGCCAGCCCCAATAATGTCAGAAGCGATATTACCTGCAGCCCCAAGAGGAGCAGCATATATGCCTTGAGTGATAGCATTGGAAGCCCTTTCTTCGTCTGTATTACCTTCCCCAGCACCATACAACGCGCCGAGGCCGCCCGCAACTGCCGCGCCTTTAGCCGCCCTTGCAGCCGTACTTGGAGCCTGTAGCCAGCTAGTAGGCGTAGCAAGACCGACAGCTAAACCGGATGTGAGTGTACCAGCCGTGGACATGACAGGGTATTCGTCAGAAGCTTGGTTGCCAGCTTGTTGGAAAAGCTGTTTAGCCATCCGTTGCTTTTCACCGAATGGGAGTTCAGAATCCCTGCCATACGTCAAAGCAGCCGCAGCACCCGCAATGTCAGCCCCAAACGGTATGCCTTTTAATTGTGAGGCTGTCCATGCTTGCGATTGGGAAAGGGGTTCTTGTTTAGGGGCGGGGATATTTTCAGCAGCGAACGCCTCGATTTCCTGCGGGGTTGCCCCTTCTGGAACTTCAAGTTTATGGATGGTGCCGTCCGGTGCCTCTACCTTTGCGATTGGCATTATTCTGTCCCTAAATACCTAAATCCGGGTTTTCCTTGTGTCGAAGGCGCAACTTGTCCACCACCGACAATCCCGTTTATGTAATCAATACCACCTTGCAGCTTCTCGACTTTAATCTGATATGGATCGTTCGGGTCAGGAATAAACGCCATAGCCTGATCCGCCTCTGCGTCCGTAATCGTGCCTTGACCATTCAAGAATGAAATGCGGGATTGAAGCCCTGAAATTGCTTTACCGGATTCAAACCGAGCGCGTTTTAGGGCTTGTGAATTAGGAACTCCCGCCATGCTTGTTACACTAGCAGCCGCGCCCTCGATAACCCCAGATGGCGTTCCTTTTGCGTCTTTCAGAAGGTTGTTTAAACCCGTTTGAATATCAGTAAGGGCTTTTTTACGTTCCTCTGAATTAACCTGAGCTTCTTGCGTCATGACAGAGCGTTTTTCAGCCCCAGCCTGAGATGCTTTTATGTCGGCTTCGGTTGCTTGCTTGGCAATATCTAATTGAGCCTCATAATTAGCCAACCCTTGCTTGGCATTAGCTGGTGCCGGAAGCCCTCTAGCCGCATTACGATCTACTCCACCTGAGACTTCAGCGTAGTTCTCGCCAATCGGAGGAACGGTATCATCCACATTCCCGTAACCTATAGAAGGCATATTAGTCGGGTTATATGGAATAATCTCCTCGCCGCTCATTTGCATAGGCGGAACAATACTAATCGCGTCAGCAGGGAACACAGGAGGAGCCGAGAAACCGCCTTGAGGGTATTGCGCCCCGCCAGCATTTGAAAGGCTCCCGAATATGCTGTTATTTTTAGGGAAAGCCTCGCCTGTAGCCGGATTGATAGCGTTCTGCGCTTGGTTCATTTTATCCCATGTCAAAGCGCGTGGGATGTCTGATGGGTCGGGTTCTCTACCAGCCTGAATAGCTTCAAGAACACGATACGCCGAGCCTTCATAATCAGTTGCCTTGGCTTTTTCTTCTGCCAGTTTGCGCTCTTTAGTCGCAGCTAATTTATCGAAGAAGTTCCCGATTGTCTGTTGCGTTTGTGCGGCATTGCGGGCTTGGAGTTCTGCGCCGCGAAAAAAGATATTCGGATCGAGAGGCATTACATAATCTCCCTAAAATCAACACCGATTGCATCGTAGTTTACAGCGTCATAGCCATCGACATTACGGATTGCATCTGGACGGGTTTCTTTGACTTCGTCCGCCATAACGCCTCTGTAGAGTTTCTTATCTGGATCGTCGCGGTAACGGAAGTTATAGACGTTAAAGCCGTTTTCTTCGCCGACTGGCTCGATGTCCACTTTTAGGCGGCGGTCAGACATAATAAGAGCTGAGCCAAGTTGTCCACCTAAGCCTAACAGCGTATTGAACATAGAGCCTTTATTCGCTTGGTTGGCCTGATTAGCTGCGACAATCGAGTTCCCCATGCCTGTATAGAGATCAGAAGCAGCCTGACCGTATTGCTGACCAGCTTGTTGTTGCTGAGCCATGGCAGTCTGCCCAACCCCAGCAATCCCGGCAAGGCGATTGTAGATATTGCCTTGATCCTGATTGTATCGGTTGTAAGCGTTGCCGTATTCCTGAGAACCCATGTTTTGATTGTATTCAATAAGGGCTTTTTGGCGTTCAGGGGTGAGGTAACGACCAGAAGCCGCCATAGAACGGTCAAGGGCTTTATTCCCCTCAGATAGGCGGAACTGGTAACCCGGATCGGCTTGATAATCACTCATGCCGAAGTTTTTAAGCAGAGAGCCATAAAGCGGATTTTGCTGTGCTGCGGCAGTTGCGGCCTGTTGATCAGCTAAAGCTTTTTGAACCGCTGCGTCTAAAGCAGCATTGTCTGTTACTGCGCCGCCAGTTCCGCCACTATATGGAGTCCATATCGCCCCTCTGTTTCTTTGACGATCTTCTGGGTTTGATGATGGATTGTAGGAATAAGACATACCCGTTTTAGGATTAACCCCAAAGAATTGACCACCAAATTGATAAATTTCTGATATGCCTTGAGGTCTGTCGCCTAAAATTCCTAAAGTTGATCCTTTATAGAGGGTCGCGCCTTGAGGCAATCCGCCGGGGGTAATTGATTGATTAGTCGTGTAGGATGGCATCAGGTCTTTACGGATTTGGTCTGCCGTGCGCGTACCTGTGGCCGAGCCAGTACCAAGGCCAAGGCGCATCATGAGTTCGTTAAGGCCAGACACGCCAGCCGTTTGATACGGGGCGTTAGCTGTTTTGCCTTCTTCATAAATCTGCTTTTGAAGGTCTAAAGCTTTGTTACCGTATTGCAGCATTGGGCCAGCATCAGAACCGCCCCCGCCTTTTCCACTACTCATAATTATACCTCACTTGCAGGGACACGACATCATAGCCCCATCTTTTCAGGAATTTGTCCTTTTTCGCTACGTCATGGCCCAAAACCATGTGAGACATGGAAAGCAAAAGTTTGAACTTATCCGCGACAGCTTTGACGGATTCCGAGAGGAACCGGGCAGCTTTTGCCGACCTGTTTTCGGGTTTGATATAGAACATATACTCCCGCAAATACGGGGTGTCAGAGTGTTCAGGCGTTGCAGTCGCAAGACCCGCAAAACCCACAATCTCACCTTGATTTTCGATTAAAACACATGGCGCAGAAGCCCATGAATAATAAACCACGTTCCGGCATTTATCCGGATTGGGTTTGGCAACGTAATCTTTAATTTCTGCAAGCGCGTTCATATACAACTCAAGCACTGTTTCGAGGTCGTCAAAGTCCGCGTAACGGGTTGACAAACAGGCCACTTGAGGGGGGCAAGTCCCGGTAGTATTATTGCAAATTTCTTCTGAGGTTTCAAGCATTAATAAGTTGTTTCAACCCAACTCGTTCCGTTCCAAATTCTCACAGGCTTCTGCACCCACGCTCCCATCCATACTTTAACGGGTTTTGCAACCCATGCCCCTAGCCAGACTTTTATCTGTCCTAGTACGCTTGCAGGGGGCTGGAATATGTCATTAGACAGCACCTCTCCAGCAGGGCCATCATCCCATATGTCAGCACCGCCTCTTGGGTATGTCTCAGCCATGCGCGATCTTACCGCCGCCTCTGACTGTCCCCGTGGTTGTCGTCGAGCATAGCTCTATTGGGAACAGGCAAGACGAGTTGAATATCTCTGGCAACCCAAGAGCCGCCCAGTCAAACGCCTCAGTTTTATTTGCTACGTTGAGGGGCATTGTCATACGGGGTCTTGTTGCCGTAACCCCAAAATTACCAGCCGCCGCTGTAGAGGCAGACAACGTGACGTTGTTAACGTCCCTGATAAACAGCCCCGCTTGTGCGACCGGGACCAAAGCGTTCAGGGATATAAGCCTACCAGCACGAAGCGTCCCTCCCACCGCAACAACCGTTAAGTTCCCGCTTGACCCGTCATTATATGTTACGTTTATGTTCGCGTTCGATGCTGTTGCTCCCGTGTCCGCGTACCACTCCAGCCACCATTGAACGTCTGAAAAATTCGTGTCCCCGATACGATCAGGAAGGTTATCAGACGACAGGGCGTTTAGGTCTAAATTCACTGTCTGAGCGGTCAATAACGTACCGTTCAGCCCACCCATATGCGCTAGTCTGTCATGTATCTCTATTGTCACCGCAGCGTTAGCACACACCGCACTCGCCCATGCCCCATATGAGGTCGCAGGATCAACCTGCTGCGCAAAATTCATGGCCCCAGTCAAGGCGTTGTTGCATACCGCAGTTGACGTTGGAATTGCACCCTGTCCGGGTTGCCCAGTCGCTCGCCATAGGGAGTAATACTGCCCCGCTACAGCGTTCGCCAATGAAGCCTTATCAAGAATAAACCGTGATGAGTTATTCCCCAGTGCGTTTATCAGCCCGTCCCGTGTCGATATTGTCATGTTATCCTCTAATTGGTATCCACCCAAATATCCCCCAACGCAGGAGACACGGGGGCAGAAGTACCTATTGTTATTTTAGAACCATCTAATTTGCTACTCAATGCCGCATCCAACCCGGTAACGTCTGAAATGCTATGGGCATGACTAGCAGAGGCATATGAGCCGCTTGGCTGTTTGCCATCAAGGGCAGTTTGCAGACCTGTAACATCAGCTATGGCGTGGCCGTGTGAGGTTGGGGCCTTACCAGATAAAGCAGAGTTTAAATCTGATTGGGAAGCTAAAGTCCCTGTAATATCACCCCACGCCGCAGACCCACCCCCACCACTGGACGCAGAATAAGACAGAGTTGACCAATCGCTAACCCCGTCGCCGTATTTGATTTTTCTGGTGTCTGTTTCTAGTCCCGGTTCACCCAATCCAAGAATAGGATTTTTTGCAGTCCATTCCGAAGCTGGCCCTCTGCGTAAACGTATTTTCATGGTCCGCCACCATCGACTTCTGCCACAAGCTCAAGCAGCCATCTAACCCAAATCGGGGTCATAACGCCGCCCGTAGAAACGACAGGTGTTTGAATTGGTGCGGGGCTAAGTGGCATTAGAGCACCTCAATGTTAGGTCGCATTTATATACGCATCGTTAATTTGGAAAAACGTTGGGTCAGTGTATTTTATCATCCAGACACGATCTCTCGCAGAACCACACCGAGACCATCTTACTCTGGTTCTGTACTTGCCGATTGCGCCGATAGTTACCCATCGCTCATTCGACCACGTGCGACCGCCATCGTCTGAATATGTCATCATGATTTGAGGGTCAGAGCCTTGTCCTGTTGTAAGCCCGCGCCCTGTCTCACAATCAAGCTCAAAGGATGAAAACGTGATGTTTCGTTTCTCGTCTTGTAAATGAGGCGAAACCCGTTCGCGGTGCATCTCATCACCGTCATGGTCATAAATATCAAGAGATTGATGATAAATGTCTCCTGTAATCCTGTCGCCAATAAGGTTCTTTTGGTCAAAGAACAGGTGGAACGAGCCTCTATGCTGTTCAGTGGTATTTGTGGTCTTATCAACGAATGTGCGTTCATGCCATTGCCCTGTGGCTCCGTCATAAACCAAAGTTGACGAAAGCCCCTGAACTTGCAGGCAATAAAACACATGCCCTTGCTCATGATAAACATAAGCATAGGAATCAAGGAAGTTTGACGAGGTTGCGATGATCTTTTCAATCGCCTGAGTGGACATCCTTTGCGCCGAATACCCGTTAGCTTTCCAGACTACCCCTCGGCCTTGTTCGTCAACACCGAGCCATGCAATCGTGTTATCAAAAGCTTTTACCGTATCCCATGCCGCGCAACCTGTTGCAATCACGGCCCCCGGAATCCTTACGAACGGGAAAGCCGAGCCTTGCGGTTGGTTTTGGAATACTTCAACCGATTGAGAGCCAAACAGCCAAAGATTAGAAGCGTCTGATATGAGAGATACAAGGTTATCAGGATTTGAAGCCGCCGAGGATACATCAAGCGGGTCCCACGTCAGGCCATCATAAAGCCCGGAAATGGCAAAGTTGATTGTGTTTTTTTCAACGACAATAAAATAACCGTCTTGGAAAGTGACGACTTCCGAAACCGGAAAATTCACATCTGTAATCTGTGCAAATGTATTAGTAGCAAATTCTAATATGTATCCATATTCGCCATCAACGACCATTAGCTGTTCGCCGTTTTCAGCCATCGAAACGCGGGAGGTGTTGGTTAGAAGCGTTCCTCTATTTGTACGGGTTCCGTCAGTATTTAACTCATAGAGTGTATTGGCGGTAACTACAAACCCGCGACCATTAGATGCTGTTTTCCCGCCTCGCCCCGGCCCGCCTGCCATAGCGGAATATGTCGTATATCCCGGTGCAGAGCGAAGTGCTGAGACTGACTTACTCGTCCCGCTTTCAGACACCATCGGATACAAATTGACCGACCTCTGACAATCGAATGTCAAAGCGTCCATTTCATACGTTGCGCCTACAAAGCCGGGGATTTTCACTAGTAATATCTTCCAGTCAGGATGTTAAACTGTCTCGGGGTTAAAAGCGCATCGTCAACCCGCATCCGAGCCATATCATTAAGCCCGTTTTGAGCCCGTACAGCAGCCTTAGATGAAACCGCGATAGATTTCACGTCAGCACTCGCAGACTTGCCATACTCAGGCGCAATCTCGACTGCGAGGTTATATCTAAATGCTCTTTCATAGCCCGGAGGGGCTGTCAGCGTGTCGTTGATTGAGGAATATTCACCAAGCGGTTTTTGCGAATAGATCGTTACAGCTTGAGTGCGGTTAGGAACAGGCCAGAACGTCATGCCCATGTTCGGGAAATTGCCGTCTACATAGACCATTTCAGGGTCGCCAGACAGAGCCTTATCGTTAATCAGGGCATATTCCGAAGCGTCTACAATTCTCAGTTTGTACTCGTTATTCGTGCCATAATTAACCACGATTGCCGTGATCCGGGTGGGTCTGGTCGTAACAAAATCACCCGTTGGCCCAATCGTTTTAGTCGGATCGGATGCCGTGAGCGAGAATGCTTCGGTTGTCTCGGTATAAACGAGATTCCCTTGAATAGACCACGTTCCCAGCATGGCATTTAAGGCTGTCAGTCCGTCTTGTGCGGATTCAGCAGAACAAGCTTCCCCCGCGCCGACTTCCTCAATCAGCCTTAATGAGCCAGTGATTAAATCCCTGATTGTGCCCACAACTATTCACCCGTTGCAAGCTTGATAGGAAGGTCAGCGGTGCCGCTTTCACGGATAGCTGCGACAAACTTATGCTTAGGATTGAAAGCGTATGTCCGAACCGTTCCTGCGCCCACGATAGCACCGAGTGAGGCCGCAGTCGCAGACGTTGGATAAACCGCCGTTTGGGATGCCTCGCCAGATACCACGAACGCGCTAGTGGTTCCCAAAGAATTATCAATAATAATCCGGGAACAACGCTCTTGAAACTGCGGCTCAATCGTCACCTGTTGGGATGCGCTTGTAAGGTCAGAAATAACATATTGTGGGCTGTTAAGCCCAGCAGGGGTCGCGGTAGTCATTTAGTCCTCTTTCTTGGCTGGGCGGCCACGTTTTTTAACTTCGGGGAGACAATCGCCTTCTTCCGGCTCGTCAATTTCATCACTAGACCAGCCCAATGACTTAAGCATTTCAATACGCGCCTCGCCATCGACTGTCTTTTCCTGTCCGTCTTTTTTTAAAGTTACTTTCATTTTATCCTCTCAGGTTTAACAATCGGATGCAGGATTTACCCTGCATCCTGTAATTAAACCAGAACCTTAGCGATAGATTGATCTGGACGCATAATCATGAATTTATGAACACCAGCCGCAGGGGTTACACCGCCTGCCGTTGGGTTTACAAATTGCACGGATACAGTATTAGCAGCAGACACATAAGCAGAGCCGATTGTAACGCCAGCCGTTTGAGCGGGCGGGGTTACAAATACAGCATCACCGACAAGAACGCCCGGAACCGTGACGGTTTGAGCGGGGGCGGTAATTGTGGCTACTATGGTTGGTGTCCAAGAAACAGACACCACCGAGATTGACCCAGCATTGCCGGGAATAGTAGTTACAGCCATTTTATTCTCCTAATGAAAAAGAAGAAGGGGCAGCGAAAGCCGCCCCCTCATATTAGTTAGTTACGCGGCAAGCGTGGTCTGGACGCACAGGAACAACAAGACCCAAGAAGTCAAGACGAGTAATCCAACGGCGTTTCAGCACGTCGAAGTCTTTAACGAGGGCAATATTGATACCATTCTCAGATACCTGTTCTGCAAGCTCTGCGCTCTTAGGCATTTGAAGCGGAACCGATGCAACTCGGAACGCTTTTTTATGCCACAGAAGAGATTGCTTATAAGTAGTCGAAGCAGCCCCGACGATGCTAATCGCAGCTTCATCAGCAGGAAGCGCCGATACGTTCTGTAAAGAACCGCTTGAGCTTGAGTAGATTGGCATGTTCAGGGTGATAGTACCTTGACCAGAGCCGTTTGCAGTAATGTCAGAGCCAACGTGCGTGAACTGTTTCAGGAAACCGAGAGTAACCTTGGTTTTCGGGTGAACAGCATAGACACCGTCGATAGTGAACACGGTGCCCTTGGTCAGAGTGCCAGTAGTATTAGTCAGGCCATCAATACCAAGCGCAGTCATGCCCTCAGAGGTTGCGGCTACCGACACCTCAACAGCAACGCCAGTTACGTCATTGCCGTTTGTGTGACGATAGATCAACTGGTTTTTATGCCAATCAAACCCCAAAGCATTACCGATATAAGCATCGTTGTACTCTTCACGCTTAAATGTGAACAGGTTTTTGTTCGCATTCACAGCAGAGCGCATAGCGGCCGAATCCATAAGGAAGTTTCTGTCTCGCATAGGAGCCAAGAACTCGTCCATTTTTTCACCAGCAGCCATAACGGTATCAGGATCAACGATAGTCGCGCCCGCAGTACCTACCGTGTTACCTACATATTGGGTAGCCTTACGAAGGAAACGGTATTCAACGTTGCTTGCAATATCAAGGACAGCAGGACGAATGAAGCGTTCATAAATCTTGCCGATATCAACATCGGTAGCAAGTTGGCTGGTGTCAAGATCGAAAGGAACAGTTGCGGATGTATCAAGCGTTGCGTTTACAACAGTTTCTTTAATGTCCTGAATTGAAGAAGTGATATCAAAGTTATCTTCAACTACAGTCCACTCAGCAGGAATGCGAATACTAACTTGTTCCCCCGGATTGTAACCGTTGGCATCAGCTTTGAATGCGCTATCTTCAAGTTTTTCAGTCTCGCGGAAAAAGTGTACTTCATCCGAGAGGTCAGCCGCAGCCATCTTAAGCAGCTTTTTAGTATTTGATTTGATGGTTAGAATAGAGTCAGCCATTTATATATCTCCTATTTGACTTTGTGTTTTCTGAGCAATTCCTTCCCGCTCATATTATCTTCTGAACGGGCAACGCTATTCCCTTTTACGGGACTAACAGGACTTGCAAGTGGTTTGGTTTGCTTTTTGGGTGCGTCGCGCAGCTTCAAAGCTTCCTCGATCAGCGTCCACGCAATCTGCGCTGGTTCCATTTTGAGCATGGATTCCATCAAGTCCGGATTTTTACCCAAATGATAAGACAGAGCCGGGAGATCGGGGGCGGTCATAAGAACGTCCCTGAAAACACCAAAGCCAGCCGATTGCTTGTCTGCCATTTCCACATATTCATTAAGAACCTGTGTGGCATCATCATAATCGGGCGTAACTTTTCTAAACTCTGCTTCCTGTGCGGATACTTCGGCTGATCGTTTAGCCATTTTCTCTGCATAGGTCTTTTGGGCTTGCTCTTGGGCTTTGGCCTGTTCATCTTTCAGGAATTCCTGTTTAGCCTCCCATTTACCTACAGCCTTTAAGTATTCTTCCGTGCTTGGAAAATCATCCTCTTTTGGAGCATCGCTTTCCTGCTTGGTTTCGTATCGAGAAAGTTTGTCCGCTAATTCGCGAGCATTCCTTTCTTGTTCTGCAAGCTTTGCCGTGAGGCGGTCGATACGTTTTTGCGTACCGTGTTTGTATTTTTCCTCTTCGGTTAGCTCTTTCTTTTCTGCTTTTGGCTCGCCTTCAACCTGTTCGGGCTGGTCATTCGCAGGCACATCAGTTTTAACGTCATCAGATGGTTCAGACGGGGTTTCCACAACTTCTGTGGTTTCAGGCTCAATAGCTGCCAGTGCTTCTGTAGTCATTAGAGGTTTTCTCCCTGTAACATTGCATTTGGTTCAGGCTGCAAAGCTGCCTGTTTCTGCTCCTCGTGGGACAGAATTAGGTCAACCGCTTCGGCGGTGTCTCGTGATTGCTCTTCGACTAGAGCGATTGTTCTAAGGATTTCTTGTACGGCTTCCGGTGTTAGACCAGCGCCAGCAACTTGAGCCGCTTGAATCTCTGCCATGATCTTGATGGTTTCGGCTTCGGTCTTCTTGATGTCTGCCTGCGTCTTGGCAATAGCCGCTTCGTTCTTGGCAACCTCAGAACCAATCTCAGCTTGGTCTTTCTCGCGCTTCTGTTGTAACGCCTGATCCATCTGGGCGAGTTGCGCTTGCATTGCTTGCATGGCTTGTTGAGCCTGCATAAGTTGCTGCGCTTCCGGGTTCATGTCATCAGCCATCTGCGGGTAGGTCTTCTTCCAGCGTTCCGAAAGAACTTCGGCCTCCGCTACATCCAGATTCTTGAGGAAGATGTCACCGAACATCCCGAATGTTTCTGGAGCCGATTGGAGAATAGCTTGCAGCGTGCTCGCGGTTTCAATGCGTTTCGTGGCATATGACTGACCGACTGTAGCCACAACGTCATATTTGCCCACATCAATATCAAAGAAGTCTGTAGGAACTTGGTTTGGCTGAATAGGCGCAAAACCTTCCGGAGTTTCGACAACCGCCTGATTGATCGGCACCATTTCTTTTTCGTCATCATCCCCGATAATGCGGACAATCTGAGGTTCAGACATCAGCTTAGGAATGAGGTCTACGCAAACGCGCCCGACTTGGCGGATTGAGGACTGGAGGTTATCGACAAAATGGTAGGTTGCGTTATTGCCTTGCGCCTGCTGAGCAAGGATAGCCTTCCCGGATTTAACCGTAGCATCCTGACCGAGCGAAGGATTGAACATGCCCAACGCGGATTTAATCCCATCCCCTGCGGCCATCATCTCTTGGAACATGGCAGGCGAACCCATCGGCGGGGATTGTCTTTGTGGGGCTTGGGCCACCCAAGAACCATCAGGCAATTGAACCGGATCATATTCAAGGAATGAGAACGTATCGTTATTGGCATTAGCCCACTTGTCGGCATTGGTCGCAAACTGCCCGGACACGCCGATGTAAGGCTGCTTAGGTTGAAGGGCGATGATTTCGGTCGAAGCGGTCAGCCAGTAGTTGAAACGTCTTTGCGGGTCTTTGGCTTGCGTAATCAGCGAGTATGATTTTCTACGGTTATCCTGCCAGACTTCCTCACCATAAACCGGAATCAGGGGAATGTATTTGCTTTCCCAAGTGGTTTTCTCAAGTACGTCTTTAGAGGTCAGTTTGCACCATTTAACAACCGGAACCTGAACATCACGTTTAGCAATGTATTCGGCTGGCTCTTCTTCGGTAACAGAACCATCAGCGAGTTTGTAGAGCGTTTTCTTGGTGTATTCCTTGTAGAAATACTCTGCCACGCGAACTGTGTCTTTTGTACACCAATTCTCGTTCGTTTTGTCATCGAAGCTAACTTGTGAAGCGTCCGGGTATTTGTCCTCGAACTTGTCTTCGTCCATATCCTCGAATACAAAGCCCCATTCAGCATCAGACCCATCCATCATCTTTGCATTAGGATCGAGATAAACCGACTGGAAGTCAGGAACGCGGATCAGTTCAATCTCTTGATCGAAGTTTTCATCGTTAGAATACTTGGTGTTTACCCGAATCCAGCCATAACCAGTTGTAATGGCGTTCCATGCAGCGGTGTCATAGACGTTATCCGCGCCGGATTGGTTTTCGATGTTTCGGATGATGCCTTTAAGGATTTTTGCGGTTTTGATGTCTGCTTTGTCATCGGCAGGAATGACGTTGATCGCCGGGCGGGATTGTCTAATCTCGTTGATGACTTGGTGAACGTGAGAAAGAAGGCGGTTTTCTGTCAGACACGGGCGACCTTCTTGCAAGCGTTTGGCTGCGTCAGCGTCTTCCCATTGCTTGCCTAAAACAAAATCAACGTCTTCGCGTCCGCGCTGGTATTCTGAGGAATAATACTCTTCGGCGGATTTAAACCGCTCTTTCGCCTCTTCGAGTATTTCGTCATCTTCTTTAGACATGGATTCCCTGTGTGAAAACGCTGGTATTTGCGATTTAAACAGGGGCTAAACCCAAGTGAATGAATATTAGCATAATGATTTAACGAATTGCAAGGGGGTTATCCCATCCATCCGGAGCGTTTCGGTCTGTAGGTTGATTTCTGGGGTGGCGTGAGAATGGTTTTGATCTGAGAGGCCGCAAGTGCCGCGTAACGAGCCGCAGAAGCCCCGTGAGATGCCCAGTTATGCATTGGCTTGGCTTTGAATACCCCCCTGTCTTCGTCCCATTCATAAGCGTAATTCTCCAAAGCGTGCAATCCATCAGCGCAGTTCTTTTGATCGAAGCATGAAAAGCCGATGGTCTGGCGCATCAGGTCAATACCGGGGTTTATGTCGCTTTCCCGTGGGAGAACTTGGTTTTTAAGCCCCATCTGGACAAGCTGGGTCGATACGTTCAACCCCCGAATATTCCCGTGCGCCCCGTCATGAGGAAGGAAATGCGTTGAATAGTTATAAGGCTGGTCTTTCACAACCTTGACATAATGATCTAGCTGCTCGCCTGAGTTCTCATAATATTTGAGCCATCTCAATTCACGCCCCACGAATTGCAGCCACCAGATTGCAGTCGCGTCCCCAAACCCCAAATCCCAAGCCGTAAAGACTTCACAGGATGGGTCGTAAGGAACTAGGGTTATTCTACCATCTTCCCTTGCCTTAGACAGTTGCTTGGCGAATACAGCCCCGCTGCGGCGGGTGTCCGGCTCCCCTTCCCAAACATGGTTATAAGCTTCTACATCGGAAGCCTTGAGCTTTTCCATTTCAAGGCGCAGCACTTCGGGAAAGAAAGGATTGTCACGCCACGAAACCTTGCGGGAAATAGTGTCATCCCCTGCCTCAGTTATAAATCGCCTGTATGTCGGGTCGCTAATGTTCTTTACGTTAAATGTCGCCCAAATTTCAGAATTAGGCTTACGAATTGTCGGGATAAGGATTTCATATGAATTATCAGAGACGTTTTCAGCCTCCTCGATCCAAAATATATCAGTACCCTCTAATGATTTAAGGTCGCTTGTATTATGTTTAAGGCCGCGAAACTTGAAGTCAGAGCCATTTTTGGCTTTGATAATGCTTTCTTGGATTTCGTAATGGGAATTTAAGATTTCGTTTGAACGGATGATGTCGCTTAGAAGCTGGTGGACTGAGTCCTTGATAGACTTCTGGATTTCCCGGCCACAAACTACCCTTGTTGGCTGTTCAAGCCCCCTGACAAGCAATGTTCTGGCAAAGCTATGAGACTTTGACGATCCCCTGCCGCCGTAAGCTGATTTATACCGCTTGGGAGTTCTTAAAAACTCAAACGCCTTCGGTATTACTATTTCCGACATACTTGACCGTTAAATGCGCCTGTAAAGGGTTTATAGGGTCTCCAGTAATCTGTGTAGGAAGCACCTTGCCGATAAGCGTGAGGAACGCTGTAGGGTTTGCTATGGCTTG